GCAACGTCTATTGTCAAGTCTCCAGATGATAAATCAATCTCTGTGCCATCAATAGTTATATTATCTGCTACTAAAGAACCACCTGTAATAGCACCTGTTGTTGTTATAGTAGAAGAACCTGTGTCTATTGTACCAAAGCCACTTGTTATAGAACCACTATCTAATGCACCAACTGTAGTTGCAGCAGTGGTGACTAGATTTGGCATTGCGGTTATTTCATCGTCAAAATATGCAGCTAAATCAGTAACCGCTACTTGCTTCATAGTTCCTGCATCATTAAACACAACTCTATCTGCATCAGCCACTGTAGTAGAGGTAGCTGAAGTATCACCATCTATAATGTTAAGTTCAGCAGCAGTAGCTGTAACACCGTCTAATATATTTAACTCATCAGTAGTTACAGTAGCACCATCAAGTATTTCTAGCTCTGCCTCTGATATACCTGCACTACCTATTGTTACAGTTCCTGAGAATGTAACATTAGCACCGTCAAAGGTCATGGCGGTAGTGCTGCCAGATTTAATTACAAGATTACCTGAACTATTTGTAAAGGACGCATACTGTGTACCTGCATCTTTTAATAAAACATCTGCACCATCAGCATCTAGTATAATGTCTGTACCTGCATCAATAGACACAGCACCATCAGCTACTAAGTCTAGTTGACCATCAGTGCTAGAGTTAATAGTAATAGCAGTATCACGAAACTGTATCTTTTCGTCTGAGGCTACAAGTATATCATCTGAAAACTCAAAGTAGTCTTCGTCTTCCATCCACTTGAGAACACCATCACTAGTCTCACCATCAAAGGTGATAGTAATGTCTGTACCTGCTGTACCTGCACCAAACGTAAGTGTGTTACCAAGTAGCTTAGTAACTGGTCCACCTTCATTTGCTGTGCCATCATGTGTGTGACCTGTAGTTGCCTGAAACGCTGCTAATAACTGATTAAACTCGTCATTAGTGTGTGCGGCTGTGATAACATCACCGTCACTGTATGATGATTGTCTTGTGTAAGTTGCTCCCATTTATCTTCTAGCTCCTAGTTGATATTCTAACTGAAATCCTTTTAGTGAGTATGGTGCTGTTACTCCACCATCTTCTACTCGTAATGCTACTGTAAATCCAGAACCTTCTACTGATTGTCTTAACAATGGCTCTGCTTGTCCTCCATAAGTAGCTGTACCATACGTGCCTGTTCCATATATCGCCACAATGTCAGCAGCATCAAGAGAGTAAGCTGCAGGTCTTGGTGCATTTGGATCTTCAAAGTCATACCTTAAAAACAAATCTGCGTCTATAGATGATTCAGGTTTATAGCTAACTAAAACCCTTTGCATGTGTTTACGTATACCTGCGTCATTAAATGTTAAATCTGGACTTCTATATTTACCATTTATTGCAGTGCCATCAAAGTCGTTACCTGACTCTTGCCTATATACGTAACCGCTCTCTCCACCATGTATAATAATAGTTTCTGTTGCACTTGTAACTGTATCTGTAGAGGTAGGTCTAATACCCTTTAAATTAGCAAACTCAAAAGTTTGACCTCTTAAAGAAGTTATAACTCCCTCTGTAACAGATTGTGCTACGCTTGATTTTGTAAAAAACACTCTGTATTGTGTTTTATTAGGTATGACTAATGATCTAAAACCACTTGCATTAGCTATGTTGTCATTAAATAAAGACTGCACTGGTGTACTTATTGTACCTAATTCAACGTCACCAATTCTAGCAGTACCTGCAACAGTTCTTAATCCATCAGGTGCTAAGAATATTAAGTCACCTGCAAATTCTTGTATTGTTTGTCCGTTAACACAACCAATGTTTCTAGTAACTGGTGTTATAGCAAAGTCGCTTGAAGTAGAACCTGATAATTTAAATATTCTATCTTGACAAAATATAAATAAATTATCACGGAATACTTTAAGACCTGTTATAGTATCGTCAACTTTTATGCTACCTGCACCACTACCAGTATTAAAAGCATCTTCATCGTTAGGCTGACTAAATACTACAGTCTGTGGTGTAGAAGATTTACCTGCATAAAACATATGATTTTTAAATGCAGCTAAAAATTTAGAGCCAGATACAGAACTTTCGCTTACGTCTGTAGCAGCGAATGATGTATTAAACACTGTAGGTGCATTTGCTCCATCTGCTACTATTAGTTTGTTGTTACCATCAAAATTAAATCTCTCAAAGGTATATACTCCTGCACTTGTTCTACCTGTATCTCGTTCAGTCCAAGAGCCACTTCCTGCTGCAGCAGAAAATATTTTTTCTCCTCTAGCTGCAATTATAGTGCTGTTAAATATACAAGACAGTAATACTTCTTCTGTTGACGCACTTGTTTGTGGTACTACATTCGTATTGTATTTAGCAAAACCATTTATTCTTCTGTAACCACCTTCAATATCAGGTTCAAAGTTTACTAGTTCTAATGCTTCACCTGCCTGCATTAAAAAGGTAGATCTATTTAAAACTAATCCACCCTCACAATTAAATGCTACTGGTTGTACTTGAGAAGCGTCAGGCATATTAGTTAACCCTTCCTGTCACATCTATAAAACCTGATGAGGTTCTTGGAATAAAAGTAGATCTTATATAGTCAAACTTATTAACCAGTAGTGTTTGCATGTTTTTTATACCCTGCTCAAATCTAGCAAAATTTAATTGATATTGCTGCGTTTCTCCGCGATACTGATATACATAAGCTGTCGCACCATCTACAATAACTGGATCAAATCTAGCAGGTACGGTTGTCGTATCTCCGTGTGCAGACATATCAGAGGGAAAGGTGTAATAATCAAATTTTATAGAAAATTGTTTATCAGGAAAAGGGTATAATAAATAGTTATTATCTGCAGTCCTAACTATATGAGTAGGTATTCCTCCCCCTGTAAATTGTGTAACTGTTGCACCACTGTCGTGAGATGCGGCAGTTGTAGAATTAGCACCTCTTGTACATCCTGTTAATGTATTAGTACTAATACCTGTATAACTTATTTGTTCATTGCCTATATGTATTGTTCCTGCACTATCAAATCCTGTAGCACTAGTTAAGTCTATTTCTGTTTCAGATGAATCTACTGCTTCAGCAGCAGTGGTGGAATTTATTTCATCCTCCTGTGTTATATAACTGTTAATATAATCGTTATAGTTTAGAAAACCAAGTCTACCGCCGCTTGTGCCTAAATCATTATCTTTTACTATTCTAAATGTATTATAGTCTACAGATTTTGTACTTGTAGGTATACTATATCGTACCACACCTGCTGTAAGGGTTTTAGTTTCTGTTGCATGATTAAATGGGTAGTTAAACTCTCTTTGATTTATGTAGCGTACAGATTCATTTACAGCATTTTGTGCTTGTATTTGTATTCCCCTAGCGGCACTGAAATTAGATGAAGTTAGCTGTACTTCATTCAGTCTAGCTAGAACAGTATTTGTTAAACTTAAAAAAGTACCTGACATATTATCTCTTATAGTAAAAGGAAGGGCAACTTAATGCCCTCCCTGTTGTTAAATTAAGCTAATTGGTCACGGTCTACGTCAGTAGCCTTACCTGCTGCACCTAAGTCGTTACAGTCAATTATACAAGCGTATGCTCGTAGTCTTCCTGTAGCAGGAGCAGCACCTGCAATCAAACAGTCAATAGTATCAGTGGTAGATACAAATTGAGTGAATGTTGAGGCTGCGCCAGTAGTAACGTCATTTGACTGTCCATTTGAACCTTCAGCACAGAACCCTGTTGAGGTGATGTCAGCACCATCAATGATGTCATCACCTGCGGCAAAGTCCATGTCTAAGGTACAGCTTCCAGTAAATGCTTTCTCTACTTCAGCACCTGCAAATAGCACTAAGCATCCTGCAGGGATTTCAAGTAGTTGAAAGATGTCACCATCTGCGCCTGAGTAACCTGCGGCTACTAGAGCGTCAATGTCCAAATAAGCTTGAACCATTCTCATTGCGCCCATACCTGTTTCACTAGGTAGAACAGCAATAGAGTTAGAAGAAACACCAGTGGTACTGGAAGATGTCATATCATAAGTTGCCATTGTTTATCCCTCCCTACGCTACGTTGTATTTAGCAGTTACAAGAGCCTCTGGTCTGAGGATCTTTCTGCCGTACAAATGCATACCACGAACAATGTCAGCAAAGCTGTCAGGGTCACGATATGACTCAGTTTTGTTGATCTGCTCTGCAGTCGCAACTGCTGAACTATGACCTGCTACGATAACACCATAGTTTGAGTTCTGGTTTGCTGAACCTGAAGTTCCTGGACCAGTGCCTACAGATGGTAGATTATTAGACATGTACACATCAAATCCGTGTATTCTGCCAATAGTTAGACCTGTTCGTAGTCCACCTGACTCGCCAAAGTCTGCGTTTAGAAGACGAGAGTCTTCGTCCTTCAGAATTTCAACGAATGTTGGGTGTAGTACCAACCATCTACCTTGTGTATCCACAAACTGTGTATCAAGTAGTCTGCCCATTCTAGCAATAACTTGCAATGGTGTAGCAGTCGCAGTAGCTTGCGATGTTGCACCGCCCATACGTGGAGCAAGTGGGATAGAATGATCACCTGCACTTGATGTGGTGATGTTACCAAAAGAGTCTTTTCTTAACTTCATGCTTGTTAGCAATTCGTCAGACCCTGCAGTAGACACAGCCTTTGACCCTGAAACAGTGTCGTTTGCTGTACCTGCTAGAGAGCTTATGCTTGATTGCTTAAAGCCTGAGAGGTATCCAAGAACTTCTTGGTCATATTGATCGGCTAACCGATATGCGGCACGATCAGAAGCTAACTGTGAAAAGTTCACATGAGAATGTGCTTCTTCAATATCGTCCATTTTAAAAGCAAAGTAGTTTGCCTTGTCCACAACTAGTGTGAAGTCCTCGTCATCGAGATCTTGCGGAGTGATTTGCGCTCCACGAGCATACTCTTTAACGGTGATTTCAGGTTCTTTTATGATCCTTACTGTATCACCCATAGCGGAAATCTCACCAAAGTAATCACTATTGGTAATCGAACCGACTACAGTATTTTTACGGAAGGCTAATTGAACCTGCTTAGAATAGATTACTGGCGAGAAATTACCATTAGGTAAATTGCCGTAACCTGCTGCAGTTTTAAAAGCCATGATAGTCCTCCTTATAAATAAGTTAGGCTTATGATTATAAGCTAAACATACTCAGTAAGGGCAAAGTATTAATAAGGTGTAAAGTTTGAAGCGTTGCGCTACGCTTTGTACTCTAGGCTCATACAACTTTGGTAAGCTTTAGGGTATTGTTTGCTTGAAAAGCACACACAATTATTGCGTGTGCATATAGTTATAGTGATTATTACAGCACTGTCAATAGTTTTTTATCGTGCTGCACCACTAATATCATATACAAATTTACCAGAACGTATTGAATCCATTATTTCGTCTGAATGTTTTGCATATTCTTTGTCAGACATTTTCTCTACTTGAGATTCTGTCCATTGTGCTTTCTCCTCAGATACAGGAGCAGTTTTACTTTTTGCGTTCACTGCTGTTGCTGCATTTTTGTCACTGCTTTTTTTCGGCTTAGTTATGTTCTTGTCAGCCTTATACAAGTCAATAACCCTAGCAGTAGACTTAGCATCATCAGCGTTTTCGTACAAAGCGTCTTGAACCCATTTAGGTTGTTGCTCTGCCCAATCGTGAAAAGCATCGTCTTCTCTAATTTCAGCAAAGTCAGGATGTAACCTTAATAATTCTGCCTCTGCTTTTTCACGAGTGGCGTTAAAACGCATTTCTTCAATTTGTTTAACCCTAGCATCTAAGTCTTGCGATCTTTCTTGCGCCTTCCTATCTGCTATTGTTTCTACTATTGCAGCAACATCTGGGTACTTTTTAGTCCAAGCTTCTATCTCTTCAGTAGACTTAGGTAACACTAATTCGTTACTAGCTGCTTTGGTAAGTTGCCCTTCAAGCGTTTCTATTCTACTTAGAAACTCTTTTTCCTTAGTTGCCATATGTCGGCGTAAGTCACCGTATCTTTTCTTGAAAGATCCTTCTTCTTTGCTGATAGCCTCTTCTTGTACCGCACCTTCCGCGCTTGTTTCAGCAGACTTTTCATCTTGCTGTTCTTCGGTTGGCGATTCGCCTTTGGCTTTTGCAATAAGCTCTTGTAGTTCCTTTTCGTCCTTTTCGATACGCTCTTCGTTTTTGGTTCTTCTAGGACCGACAAAGCCTGCCTTTTTTACTGGTTGTACTTCTGCTAATTCTGCCATTTTAATTACTCCTTATGTGTTGGGGCTGACTTTTGGCTAAGTCAGGTAGCCTAAGAGTTTAACTTAGGATTTCTTCTTCTTCTTTACTCTCCTAGTTACTAATCCTCCAGTATTTAAACCTCCAAAACCTTTTTTAAATTGTTCTAATTTAGCTTCTACACCTTTTTTGGTAACTTCTTTTTTTGCTAACTTTTGCTGTTGCTCTACAGGATCTGCAATGTCAACACCGCCTGTAAAAGGTTTAGGCTTTGTCTTTTCAAGAACTTCTGCAGTAGGCACTACTTCTGTTCTGTCTACTTTAAATAGTTTATCTATAGGTGAATCTTTTGCATCCACTGTTTCAAACTTAGAAGGATCAAACTTAAGAACATCATCTGCGGTCAGGTTCTTTTTACCCAAAGCTTTTTCCATCTCATAACGTCTTATGAATTGTACATTCTGTCCTGTACCGTCATCAATTCTAAATAAATCCATAGAACTAACGCCTGTGTCATTTTTCATAAACTTAATGTTACCATAGTTAGTTAAAGCACTACCTGTTTTTTCAAAGAGAGTTTTTTGATTGTTTTGCTCAATCTGGTTAGCCCCCTTTGCTTGAGTAGGTAACACATCTACCACTTGTTTTTTAGCAAATGGTGCAAACTTTTCTTTTAGTTCTTGTATTGTCCCTTGATGTTTTTTCCCTGCTGAATCTACATATGTTAATTTTTTACCATCACCAAAAGTTAAAAACTCAAAACCCTCTGGATACTTAGGGTCTGAGTCCTCACCCAATCCAAAAAAGTTAAAAAAGCCTCCTTGTTCTTTAGGATTAGAGTTAGCGTAATATGACAGAGCTAGTCTATCATATTCTGTTATATCATCTCTCTCTAATAATTCTCTAGCTCTTTCAACTCCTGTTGAGTGACTTAGATCAGATAATGCTCCAACTATAGGGCTTAATCCTATAAATTTAGATAAGGGAGACAGGTTTGAGTCTCCTGCAGCAAAAAATTCATCTGCAGTTTCAGGTTGTCCAATATTTTTATCCTCTGTTGTTGTGTAAGGTGATAATCCCCCTGTATCTGTCATATCTGCAGTAGATGTAGTAGTCGCTGCTGTTCCTGCTTCTTGTTGTGCTTCAAACTCTGCCTGCGGTACAAATCCCTCTGGTATGACTTGCATGGGCTGACCATTATAAAAAGCCATAACAACAACTCTGCCATCAGCCGTATTGACGTAAGGTCTAGTTTCAAAACCTGTATTTGCTGACCCTGTACTTCCATACTTAGTGTTAGGTGTATAAGTAAACGTAGGTTGACTATCTCCACCATTAGAAAAACCCACTATGCCGCCCTCTGCTTTTTCTTCTACGACAACTAATTCAGAAACGTCAAAAGGTAATGCTTGTTCTTGTTCTCCTTGCGGTACTTCCATAGGCTCACCTCCTATGCGTCCATCAGATTCCATTTTAGCTAAACCCATCTTGGCTTCCATACGCAAGTCTTCAAATAGTTTTACACCGTGAAACCTAACAACATCTGCAGGTACAACATATTCACCTTCACTTAACATGGCAGGTACATCATCTCGCACTTCTTGATCCATACTAC